ACCAAATTGTTGTGGCGCACTTTATGAAGATGAAAGTGGCAAGCAGGAATTGAAGTTTGAAGTTATGATGACAAATCACTAACTTAAAGGACACTTTAAGTCACCTTTTTGGTCCTTGACCAGATGGGAATCATACGATAATATTGGACATAGAAACTAAATAAAAGGAGCCGCGCTCCTCAGTCTAGCAAACATCAAAGCGCGACTCCGCCCGTAGGCAAGGTCATCGTACCATGCCTCGTTTGAATTGTCAAAGGGGGTATTTTTATGTCCAAAGATTATCGCATGTCCTTTATCAGTGGCGTGGAAACTGCGCTCGCAGCTCGCTTCACTCCGGAGCAGATTGCCATCATCTCACACATTGTCATCAAGACCCTGTCGGAGTATGAGATCACGGAGAGATGCACAGACCTGACTGTCAGAGATGACATCAATGAAAAATTGATGAAACGTTACTTCGCCTGTCTGCTGGTAGACGGACGGAGCAAAGGCACGATCACAACCTACAGTAGCTACATCAGGAGACTGTCTGAAACAATCCGAAAACCTTTCACGGAAATGAGTTCATACGACATCAGGTTCTTCCTGGCAATGGAACAGGAGAGAGGAATATCCGCAAAATCAAGGGACACAAGACGTGCATGCTTCTTATCGTTCTTCCAGTGGATGGCAGATGACGAGATTATCGACAAAAACCCTGTTTCAAAGCTGAAACCGATTAAATGTCCGAAAGTGGTCAGAAAACCGTTTTCTGACGTTGAGATTGATGCGCTCCGGAGTGCTTGCAAAACGATCAAACAACGTGCCATCGTTGAGATGCTGCTGTCAACCGGTGTCCGTGTTGCTGAGTTATCCAACATGGAAATCAGAGATGTGAATATGGACACACTTGCTGTCCATGTGGTACATGGTAAAGGCGAAAAGGAGCGGATCACCTACATGACTCCTGTGGCCGCAAAGTACCTTATCCAGTATCTTGACGGAAGACAAGATGGATTCCTGTTCACAAATCTATACAAAGAGCAAATGGGAACAGGAGGGATCAGGCGTGTATTGAAAGTTCTAGGTGAACGTGCCGGAATTGACAATGTTCATCCTCACAGGTTCAGGCGAACATTCGCAACTAAACTGGTGAAGCGTGGGATGGAAATACAAGAGGTTCAAAGGCTGCTTGGACACAGTGATTTGAACACGACAATGACATACGTTTGCATGGATGACACAAACTTACAAACATCATACAAAAAGCATATAGCGTAAACTTAGGGCCTGAAAAGGCCCTTTTATTATGACACAAAGGAGGTAAACATTATGGAGGTATTAGATAAAATTACGTACACGCACAGTTACTGGACGCTGCTCCTTCCCATCATCATGATGGGCGCTGATGTTCTGACGGGATGGATACAGGCAAGCGTAAACGGAACCTGGGACAGCACGAAGATGCGCAAGGGTCTATTCCGAAAGTCCGGAGAGATCGTCATTCTATTGCTTGCGTATGTGGTGCAGATCGCTATCGCGCTGCCGCTTAATATCTTCATGTTTATCTCAATTTATGTTTGCGTGATGGAAGTGCTCTCCGTTATCGAGAACCTCGATCAGGCAGGTCTGCCGGTGCCAGCGTGGATTACTAAGCGGCTCAAGAAGGCCATGGATACGATGGTCACAGGTGGAGAAGAGGAGGATGAACCTACGGAACACACTGAGGACAAAACGGAATAATTTGAGGGCTGCGGCCCTCCTTTTTTTATTTGGGAGAACGATATGAAAATCCAGACTGATTACATGACGACAAATAACAGCTATGCCGGCAATGACCCGCAGGCTATTGTTGTTCATAACACGGACAATTTTGCATCAACGGCCACAGCACGAGCTCATGCATCAGGTTTGCGAGACGGCTATATGCAGGGCATGAGCTGGCATGTTGTCGTCGATGATAAGGAAGCTTTCCAGTGTCTTGAATTTAAGCGCGGCGCCTGGCACATCGGCGTCAATTATGGAAACAAGACACTTTTTGGAAAGATTAACAACCGGAACAGCATCTGTGTCGAGATGTGCGTGAATGCCGGATATAACTATGAGCAGGCATTCCTGAACACTGTCGACGTCGTCCGCCAGCTGATGGCTGCACTGAATATTCCGGCTGATCGCGTATACCAGCATTATGACATCTGTGCAAAGAACTGTCCGAGCCAGATCCGCGCGCATGGTGACTGGGGCCGTTTCAAACAGCTGATCGGTGCAGCTGCAACTGACTTCACACCAAGCATTGAGCCTGTTGTTGACGAACTATACAGGGTCAGGAAGTCATGGGCCGAGCCAACGAGTCAGACAAATGCTTTCTATAACCTCGAGAACGCCATCAATGATGCAAATGCTCATCCCGGATATACGGTCTATGACTGGAACGGCAAAGCTGTTTATACATCCGCCGGCGGTCAAGATGTGTACACTCCGGCAGAATGGATCGCTATGATCGCGCCGATCTGCAAGGAACTGTGGCAAAAGTATGGCATTCTTGCTTCCGTTGTACTGGCACAAACAATACTTGAGACAGGATGGGGCAAGACAGATCTGACACGGAAATACAATATTCTTGGTATGAAGGCTGACCTGATCAATAGCACATGGTCGCAGTGGAGTACCTGGACCGGAGAGATCTATCGGAAGCCGACGACTGAATATGTGAATGGCAAGGCAATTATAATCAATGATGACTTCAGAGTGTACCGGACATTCCGGGAGTGCATTGAGGACTATGAGAACTTCCTGCTTCACGTTCAGAACAACAAGGGTCTGAAATATGCAAGGGTAAAAGGATGGACTGATCCTCTGCAGGTGATAAGTGCGATCAGGATTGGGACTGGAACGGATGCTCATCCTGAGGGGTACTTCACTGATCCGAACTATGTCGACAAGATCATGAAGCTTATCGTTGACTATAACCTTACTCAGTATGACCAGTCAGCACCAGAAGAACCGAAGGAGGACACAAACGTGAAGATTCCAACAGCTGCAGACTTCGTGGCAGCCATGAAGCATCTGAACACAGTTATGAAGTCAGACAACAAAGCTGGGCACCAGTGGCGCTACTATAACACAAAGCGGTCTGAGAATACATTCGAGAAGACCAGGAAGGCCGGAAAGTTTTACACAAACTGCATGGGTGGTGTCACATTCGCCGCTAAGTATGCCGGAGTGCCTGGAGATGCTCTGGACTGGTACGGCTACAAAGGCGAGATCAAGTGGGCGAACGCTTCCGCCAAAAAGAAGGCCCAGCAGTATTTCGACATCATTTCCGTCAAGAATAAGACCGTGAAACAGTGCATTGATGACGGAACGCTCAGGCCAGGCGATATACTTACGTATATGACACTCGGACACACCAATGCCTACTATGCGGCGAATAAAAGCTTCGACTCCGGCCATGCTTACTGCGACGGCTCCGGAGAGGGCGCACCGTTTACGAAGTGGATTGGGACGACTCCGTACAAGGGTTATAAGGTGGCTTACATTCTGCGGCTTAAGGTCATCGGAAGAACCGTATACCGTGCCCAGATCAACGCATTCAAGACAGAGAAGTCGGCAAGGAATTGCTGTGCGAAATGTGAGGAGCTGACAGGCCTGAAGGCATTCACGGAACTGATGGCGGATAACCAGTGGCACGTCTTCTGCGGATCGTTTGAAAGCAAAGCTGGAGCAGAGGAGCGGGTCAGGCTGATCAAGAAGCTGACTGACGCTTATCCGGAAGCATTCGTGAAAGAGGCGATAGCCACCTGATTTCGTGTCATATTCGTGTCATATATATGTTGAAATAATGCAATTATGGTGCAATAATTCACTTGTGGTGCATATTTGAAACATGAAAAAACCGCGTAGTTAAGGGATTCTTGCAACTACGCGGAAAAATAAAAAATCGGGGTAACAAGATTTGAACTTGTTGTATATCTCGTAAAAACCGCATAAATACGGCACGTTTAATTATTCGTGTCATATTTCGTGTCATACAGTCCGGAGAAGTAAGCGTTTGTCCGTTTGCTTTCTTCGGATTGTTTGTCCTTCAGGGCATGTCTGTATACGCTTTTCAGGACTCCGTCGCTGGACCATCCGCCCCGCTGCATGATATATGCGTCCGGCACGCCGATCGCGTGCTGGATGCTGGCGGAATAGTGCCGGAGATCATGGAAGCGGAAGTGCGGAAGCTTTGCACGCTTCAGGACGTGCTCAAATCTATGAGATATGTCATCAGGGTCCAGATCGGGAACAACGCGTCCTGCGGTGATACCGGCCCATTTCTTCGCTACAAATTCCGGATAATCGATGTATCGGTCACCTGCGTATGACTTCGGAGCCTTGATAATCCACTGTTTATTCTCGTCCAGAACCATATTATGGCATACATGGACGATCGTGCCTTCAATATCCTTTGCTTCCAGTGCGCAGATCTCACCGCGTCGCATTGGTCCAAACGCTGCAAGAAGCACCGGCAGTTCCATACATGTTCCTTCGACCGTGTCGATCAGGCGCTTCACTTCTTCATCTGTCGGAATGGTGCGCTCTACCGGGCGGAGTTTTGGTAGATCTGTTCTTAGTCGCATGTCTGGCCGATATATACCAAGAACCGCAGATATGTTTCCGTGGATGTTCCTGACGGATCGCGGAGACATTCGGACGGCCAGACGATTTACAGTTTTCTGAATCATGTCCTGTGTGATCTTGCTGATATCTGTGGCCATCAGTTCTTGTATCTCATTCTTTCGGAACCGTTTATATTCCCTGATCGTTGCAGCAGACCATATGGCAGATCTGGCTGCGATGTATTGGTCGACGGCTTCTCCGAATGTCATGCTGCTGGCATCAATCTGGCCATTTCCAAGTTTCCAGTCTAGTGCCATGCTTTCACATTTGACCTTCCCAGCTGGTGACGGATCGTCGCAGGTGAATGATTTGTATTTCATATTTCCGGAGCTGTCCTTTCCGACATAGATGCGGACACGCCATGATCCGGATGGTAGCTTTCTGGCTGTAGGCATAAAACTCCTCTCTTACTTAATCATGCTTCCTTTTATTCTCTTCCACGATTGCTTTCATGCATGGCGGAAGCTCAGGATCGTAATCCGGAACACCGAGAAGCATGCGCACATGTTTTTGGGTTATTTCGTCTGCATTCCAGTATGCTTCAATAAGATTTGCTTCTAAATCTTCTTTCACGGTTTTCTTGGCGATTCTCAATTCGCGACTTTCGACCAGGTCTGCTTTTTCAATCCCGAAAAAATCTGCCATCTTTTGGATTTTGTCAATTCTTGGATATGTTTTTCCGTTTATCCAATCAGTTACAGAAGAGTATGGTTCTCCGATTGCCTTTGCGAAGTCTTTTCGGCTCAATTCGAAGATATCCATCCAGAGCTGTATGTTATTCCCCATAATCTTTTTGTTTCCAAGCATAATTCCCTCCCGATATCTCCCCGTACTGATATTATAGCCGAATAAACGGAAATGTCCACATTATAACGATTTATCCGTTGACAAAAACGGTAAAACCGTTATAATTGGCAGTGGTGGTTCTATGGGAAGGAGGTGAGTAAATGTCAATCACATTAAAGGCAGCAAGGGTCAACAAGCAGTTAACGCAGCAAGAAGCCGCTAAAATGCTGGGTATTTCGGTCGATACTCTTCGCCAGTATGAGACAGGGAATACTTTCCCGGATGTTCCGATGATACAGAAAATTGAAAAGCTGTATTTGGTCAGCTACAACGACATCAATTTTTTTTCGGGACAGAAAACGGTTAAACCGTAATCGGAGGTGAATAATGCCAAGAGTAAAACCACTAGGTCGTCAAAATCCTCTGGAAGCTGATATTCGTGCCGAGATCGCTTCCGGGATGGCAAGGATGCAAATTACACAGCGTGAGCTTGCCAGAAGGTCCGGTATCGAGCATTCGAAGCTGAGCCGGAGGATGCATAACATTGGCGACATGCGTCTTTCGGAACTATGGGCGATCAGAAAAGTATTTGAGAGAGGAGGATGCTGATGGCAACAAAAGCCAAACACGCAAAAAGGAGCAATCGCAACAAGGGAAGCAGGCCGGATCGGATGTTCATCGCGCATGCTATGCAGACAAACAACCGGAAAGCCTTGAAGAGCAGTTCGATCGGGATCGCCCAGAGGACTGCGGCACTGTTTAATAGCTTCACAAGACCGAGGGAGCCGGAAGGAGCTGTGAATGGAGATTAATGATCATACATGCCACGAACGAAAGAAGTGCTTTGCAAAGGGTCCGAACGGCGGGTGCTCGCTGCTGATCACGACATATCCGGAAGAAGGGATGTGTAAATTTTGTAAGCCGTTCATGGATATCACAGCTGGAAAGATTTATCCCCAGAACACTGGGTATATTAGGGGGAGAACATGAGTATAAGAGGATATGGAGCAATGACAACAGGGGTGATCGGAGCGATTTTCAGCTTCGACATGATATGGAACCTCACAAATATGGAAGCCTTGCACGGAGCATTCATGGCGCTCCTGATCGGGTTCGCAATGGCGGGTGCTTTCATGTTTTTGACGGAACCGAAAGAAACAAAAGCGGCAACTCCTGCGAGCCGTTTCTACACGGATGACAGTACCGGCCTTTCCGTACTTATCCAGAGGGGGCGCGTATGATCGCGGCGGCAGCGGTGTCCATGTACATCATGGCACAGAACGGGTTGAGGGTTCGCGCAGAGCCTTCCACACAAGCCGAGGTCGTAAGCGTGGCGCCTTTCGGAACGCATGTCGAAGGAATTGTCGAGGATGGATGGCTGAAGGCTGAGAATGGCTATATGAGCGTCGAGTGGCTTTCACCAGATGACCCGCTGGCAGATTTCACGCCAATGGGGGAATGGCGGATCACAGCATATTACGAAACAGGCTTCGCTACAGCTTCCGGTACATATCCGGAGATCGGAACAACGGTCGCACACAACAATCTGCCGTTTGGCACACAGATCTATGTAGATGGACTCGGCTTCTGGACAGTTCAGGATCGCGGGCCATCATATCTCGGATCAGAATGGTGTGACTTGTATCTTGGAGACTATTCCGAGTGTGTACGCTTTGGAGAACAGTATCGAAGCGTGTGGATCGTTCCGGAAGGTGGTGGTCAGGATGATTGATATCACTCCAAGGCTCCCGGTTGACGAGGAAAAGTATTTGATGTATTTATCAGGGTTCGATCCGCTGGAGTGCCTGGTCTCGTATCGACTCAACGGCATCATGACAATATTCAGGAAGAATGACGGAACCATACATCGGATCGATGAGAGAACACATAAGGAAGTGCCGTGAGGCTATGGGGATAGAACACACGGCACCGTGACGGTATAGCTAAAAGCTATACGGAAAATATAACACAGGGGGAAAGAAATGGAAAGAGCAAGAATGCTCCAGATGGCGGAACTGGTTATGGATGCAACAGATATGTTCCGCAAAGCAGGGGTTCCGCACAATGTCGAGCTGGCGGTCGGTGAGCATCCCGAAATCTGGCTGCACGAAAATGTCGGAAGACCGAATGATAAATGTTTCCGATATCAGTCGTATGTGATACTGGCGACTGATAAACACGACCCCAATCTTGAAAAGGCCGAGGCACATATCAAGAGACTAATGGAGGAGGTACTGGAAAATGACACTGTACGAGATGACGGAAGATTACAGGGCATTGCTTGAGATGGCGGAAGATCCGGACACCGATCCGGAAGTCATCAGGGACACAATGGAAGGCATCGAAGGCGCCATCGAAGAGAAAGCCGAAGGGTATGCCATCGTGATGAAGGAGCTTGAAGCTTCTGAGATGGCCCTGAAGAACGAAATCGACAGGCTTACTGCTCGCCGGTTGACAATCTCTAATAACATTCGCTGTATGAAGCTGTCTCTTAAAGATGCGATGGAGGCAACAGGAAAGACGAAGTTCAAGACAACACTGTTCTCGTTTGGCATCCAGAAGAACCCGCCTTCGCTCGTAATCGATGATGAGACCAGGGTGGCACATGACTTCTTGATTCCGCAACCACCAAAGGTGGACACAAAGGCGATCAAGACAATGATCAAGGAAGGATTTGAATTTGATTGGTGTCATCTTGAACAGACGGAAAGCCTGCGGATCAGATAGGAGGGTGATATGGGTTTACCAGTATTAATTATCGGACGGAGCGGCTCCGGAAAGACTTACAGCCTGAAGAATTTTAGCGCTGATGAAGTCGGAGTCATTTCCGTAGAAAAAGGCCGGCTGCCGTTTAAGTCGGACATTAAGGTTGTGAAGATCCCAAAGAGTTTCGACGACCAGGGACAGAACCAGAGTTATGCGACGCTCAATGCTGCGAAATATGCATGGATCATGCGGATGATCAGAGGAGCAAAGGCAAAATCGATTGTGATCGACGACTCACAGTATCTGATGGCGAACGAGCTGTTCGATCGGGCCTATGAGAAGGGATACGACAAGTTCGTCCAGATGGCGGTCAATTTCCGCAATCTCATCCACTTTATCAATGATCTGGATGACGAGGACAAGATCGTGTACTTCCTGCATCACTCAGAAATGGATGCCGATGGCCGAGAGAAGGTAAAGACGATCGGGAAGATGCTGGACGAAAAACTGACAGTTGAAGGCTGCTTTGACATCGTACTGTACTGCCAAGATCACAAATTCTTCACTCAGGCGAATGGCCAGTCGACCGCAAAGAGTCCGGAAGATATGTTCGAGCTTGAGATTCCGAATGATCTTAAGGCGGTAGACACAACGATCCGGGAATACTACGGAATGAATTAAGGATAACGATGCTCTGTTATACACGTAAGAACGGAAGGGTGAGGATAAGACTCATCTCAAGGAAACGAGCCGATTACCTGTATCACACGGGAAAAATCGATGAATG